TGATACAACTACAGGACTCCTCTATTATACAGCATCGTCAGCTGTTGGAGCAGGAGCCTTAACAACTTCGTCGTTCCTGATTACTGCTTCTGCTACAAATAATACTCTCACCTTCACCAAAGGAGATAATTCAACTTTCGACGTACTAGTAGCAACAGGATCAGCCGCAGCCGTAAATACCGGATCGTTTATGATTACCGGTTCTGTATCTAATAACGTTCTTACATTCACCAAAGGAGATAATACTACTTTTACTCTCGCAGTAAGTACAGGATCATTAATGATTACCGGCTCAGTATCTAATAACGTCCTTACGTTTACTAAAGGAGATAATACTACTTTCAGTCTAACAGTAAGTACAGGATCAGTAGCTACTGCTGTATCTAGTAGCGGGTCAACAATATACTCCGTTAATCCTGCTACAAGCAATTTTAGCACCTCAGCCAGTGTATTTTTAGGTATACAAGCAGGTGCAGCTGCTACAAACGCGTATAATTCAAACTTCATAGGTGTAACTACAGGATTTTCAGCATCATTTGCTAACACATCTAACTTCGTAGGTGACGAAGCCGGGTATAACGCATATACCGCATCTGCATCTAATTTTATTGGAAGGGCAGCTGGATATGAAGCTGCTAAAGCTAGTAACTCTAATTTTATAGGATACAACGCAGGTTATCAAGCAACAAACGCTAATACTTCTAACTTTATAGGTTTTGCAGCCGGTAATGTAGCAACCAACGCCAACTCTTCGAATTTTATCGGCGAATACGCCGGTAACTCGGCAGTATCTGCCAGTACCTCAAACTTTATAGGACAGTATGCAGGTAGTGGAGCTATAAGCTCAAGTAATGCTATAATGATAGGAACCAGCGCCGGACAAGCTGCATTAAGCGCTTCATACTCTACACTTATCGGATGGAGAGCAGGCCGTAATTGGACCACTAACGGTATTGGTACTAATAATATTATAATCGGAACAAATGTTACCCTAGACGATAATAGGAAAGATTCAATAAACATAGGAGGAATAATATTTGCTACTGGCTCTTATTCTACCTTAACGGGGAATAACTTCTCCGGCTCAATGACTGATGCTAAAGTTGGAATTAATAAATCACTACCCCAGTATACATTAGATGTTAGCGGAAGCGTTGGTGTAGCTACAATATTAAACATTGCATCTAGCGATCCATTACCTGCAGGGAATATCGGTAATATAGCAGTGTCGGCATCAAACCTTTGGTTCTATAGCGGTAGCCTTTGGCACCAAGTGATACTATTATAACTTGTTTAAATGTCGTATACGTTATTTTTAACAGCCGAGACTACAATCTATCAGAACGAGGTAAAGTGTAGAGTATCCGAGAACGATTTCAATTTTTCTCAGAACCCTACTGTTTTTCTAAAAAAACAAATAATTTCAGGTTCAGCAGCACTTCCTTTTTTTGGTCCGGTAAGCGGATCCGGGACGCCAGTTAGCGCTTCTTTCGGTATAGTCGTTGACGGAACAATCCCGAACTTTATGACAGGATCATCCTTTCGCCCCTACGCAACAACAGTTGGGCTATTCAATGAAAACAACGACTTACTCGTTGTAGGAAAGCTTGCAACACCCTATCCAATACCGGCTAATACCGATATGACGTTTATTGTCAAGTGGGATAGCTAAAATTAACATTTATGTCTGAAAAATGGTTTATGTACAACGGTGAAACCGTAACAGAATACGATTCTGTAGAAAAATTTCCACAAGGATGTGTAGGATTTATTTATAAAATTACCAATCTAAGATCGGGAAAATTTTATATTGGAAGAAAATCTCTCTTCTCTAATACAAAAAAGAAGCTGACAAAAAAAGAGCTTGCCGAGCATACTGGACCTGGTAAGAAGCCTACAAAAAAACTTGTTACAAAAGAATCCGATTGGGAAAACTATTGGGGATCTAATAAGACATTACTACAAGAGGTCAAAGATAGTGGAACGAGCGATTTCCGTAGAGAAATCCTTAAATTCTGTTTCAATAAAAAACAGCTAACCTACTGGGAAGTGCATTTTCAGTGCGTGAATGAAGTACTTCTCACTGATAAGTCTTACAACGACAACGTTCTCGCTAAGTTCTTTAGGAAGGATTTGGTAATATCAGAATAAATCCTTATACTTACTGTTAGAGAATTATTATACATGGAGCAATCCCGCCTGGTCCTTGGACTTTTACATAGTATCTTAGGTAAATCTAAGCCTTCAACAAAAGGTAATCATGCCTTTCATTGCCCGTTCTGTAAGCATCATAAGCCAAAACTTGAAATAGACCCCAAGAGTGGGTTTTTTCATTGTTGGACTTGTGAACCTGCTACCAAAGGACGTAGCTTGGTATCACTACTGAGAAAGCTACATGCAAGTCCTGCCCAGATTACCGAGATGAAGAGCTACTTCCCTGACGGTAAGGTAGAGGTAGAAGATAAAAAATATGCTACTGTACAGTTACCTAAAGAGTTCATACCTTTATCTAAGGTTAGTAGCAATCTAACCTATCGCCAGGCTAGGGCTTATGTAAAGAGCAGAGGGATAACTGAGGAAGACATTCTCAAATATAATATAGGTTATTGCGAAAAAGGAAAGTATGCTAATTCAATCATCGTACCTTCCTATAACAAGACCGGCCGCATAAATTATTTTATATCCAGGTCCTTTGAGAAAGATCCAGGACGTAAGTACAATGCCCCCTCCTGTAACAAGAATGAACTGATAGGGCTAGAATATTTTATCAACTGGAATGTACCCGTTATCTTATGTGAGGGCATATTTGATGCAATCGCATTAAAGCGAAACGCCATACCGCTATTTGGTAAAACTATACCGAGGGCACTTATGCTCAAACTAGTAGAGAATAACGTTAAGACTGTATACCTGGCCCTTGACAATGACGCATTAAAGGAGTCTTTTAACTATGCTCTCGAGTTGATTAACTTAGGTAAGGATGTCTACTTAATTGAACTCGGGGGTAAGGATGCATCTGAATTAGGTTTTGAGGAAACGACTAAGTATTTACAAACAGCCAAGCAGCTTACCTTTGGTGAACTGCTGCTTAAAAAAATGCAATTATGCTAATTGAACAAAGATCAGAAGCCTGGTTCCAAATAAGAAGAGGTAAGATAACTAGCTCGGAGATTTATAAGATAATGGGCGATCGTGGATTGAGCGAGACGGCTAAAAGTTATCTACTTGAAAAAGTCTGCGAACATTTTGGAGGCGTAACCGAACCTGCCTTCGGACAAGCCTTAGACTGGGGTACAGAACTCGAACCCGTAGCTATTGAACATTATAGTAAACTAACTAACATAGTAGTTGAAAAGGCTTCATTTATTCCTGTAGATGAATTCTACGGAGGATCTCCTGATGGACTAGTACAGCCCGACGGTATAATCGAGGTAAAATGTCCTTTTAAGTCTGCTAATCATTTCAAACACGGATTAATTGATAGTCCGGCCAAGTTCAAGAAGATCGTTCCTAACTACTACTACCAGTGTGTATCGAATATGGTGTGTGCTGGTGCAACGTGGTGTGACTTTATTAGCTTTGATCCTCGCGTATCTTCTGACTACCAGATGTTTGTATACAGACTAGAATTAGACCCTGAAGAATCCAAAGCAATCAAGGAGAGAATAGGGGTAGCAGTAGAGTATATGCAAGGGTTAAAACAGGAGATTGAGAAGGCAAAACCTAAATTGCTTCTGGGATAGATATTTATTACTAGTATGATCAATGCAGAATTACTAGGAAAAAATATAGCTGAAGCCGTTCTAAATGAATCTGGTCCTTGTTTCTACCCGGGAAGATTCAAACCTCCTCACAAAGGACATTACGAAGCCGCTAAAGCTTTAGCTGCAAAACCGTATATTACTAAGGTATATATTATTATAAGTAAGAAGACTGTTGATGGGATTACTCCCGAAGATTCACTTATGATCTGGAATATGTACCTTCAATCCCAGCCTAATCCAAAGATCACCGTCAGAATATCTACTCATGAATCACCTATTGTCACAATAATGGACTTTCTTAACAAGAATCCCACGGTAGATCCCGTGTATATTGCAGTAGGAGACGATGAAAAAGATGATGCAGAGTATGGAAATTCACTGCAACAGCGATTTGGCGATAAGGTAAAAGTAATAAAAGTAAAAGAAAGACAAGGAGATGCTTCGGCCCCTCACGTAAGATCTCTGCTTCAAGCTGGAGACTACGAAGGTTTTGCTGAAACTGTACCTGAAGCTGCATATAATAGAGGTGCTGCACCGAAAATTTTCAAGATGCTTGCACCTAAAACAAGTAAAAGTGAACCAAAAGAAGCTTGACATATTAAAACACTTTCTCGGATTTTGTAAGAAAGAATTAGAGATTCAATCTCTACCTAAAATTTCTTTGATTACAGGTAGAGATTTTGTGGAGAACTTTAGATCTTTTGGTGAATATAATCCTAATGAGATGTCAATCCGTGTGTTTATCACAGGGAGAAACCTTGCTGACGTATGTAGAAGTCTTGCACACGAACTTGTTCATCACCGCCAACACGAACTAGGATTAATTTATAATACCGCCGGAGAAACAGGCACAGAAATTGAAAACGATGCAAATTCAATTGCCGGAATTATAATGAGAGAGTACGGTAAATTGAATCTTGGAGTATACGGATTAGATTCCGAATAAAAATATTAAAATTGTTATGGAAAATACACTGAAAAAGGAGTTCAATCCTCGTGATGTTCAGAGGATGCGAAATATCATAACCGGAAAAACCGGAGATAGAACACAAATCCAAACCGGATGGGAGAGGAATAATCAAGATCATAAGGAAGGCGACGTTTGGGAGGAGAATAATAAGACTTGGACTATCAAAAACGGTATAAAAATGACCGTTACCAAGCTAGATAAGGTGAAAGAGTTAGTTTTAATGCCCCTCTCATGTCCAGAATGCGGTAACGTGATGAAAATCAACGATTACAACAAGAAAATGTGGGGAATTCATAAGAAATGTTTTGACTGCGTGATAAAGATGGAGTCTGAAATAAAGCGACAAGGTAAGTGGGATGAGTATTCGGCAAATATCATGAATAAAAACAAAAATGCCGAGATAGATGACCTAGAAGCGGCACTGGAACAGTGGGTTGACGAAGAAGATTCATTTGTTTCCGAGCAAGGAGAGGTGGAAAAGTGGGGAGGAGGCGATAAAAAAGACATATACAAACAGGTTAAGGCCGAATTGGCTGAACTAAGAAAACGAGATATTTATAATGGAAAAAATCTAGACGAAAATGCCATTTAAATCTAAAGCCCAACAGCGATTCATGTACGCCACGATGCCAAAAACGGCTGAGAAGTGGGCAAAAGAAACTCCAAGTATAAAAAGCTTACCACAGCATGTATCTGAAGAAAGTATGATGCAGGATAACTGGGATCATCCAGGATGTGAAGACAAAATCGGTAAAGTATTTGTAGTATTGAAGCCTGGACCTGAATCAATGCCCCAGGATATAGTTCACCAAACACATGCCTTCGGTATGGGTCAGTTCAACCCCCAAGGTGTACACGGTGTATACACTGATAAAGATGAAGCTAATCTAGTAGCTGAAGCTGCTTGCACTGAACTCCGTAAGCATCTCAGTGAGGTTGAGAAGAAAAAAGATACTGTTCTTGAGAAGATCAATAAACATATTGCAAGGCTTCAGAAAGAAATTAATGCCCACATGAAAGAGGCTACCGATATCCCTGAGATGTCTGAAAAGCATCACGAACTAGCCGAAAGAAAGATGGGTATGATTAGAAACTTACGCGACAAGCATAAGATGGTTAAGGCTGCTAAGAAACAATTACCTGAAATCGAAGAAAAGTAATGGAACAGTTCGGAACCTTTATTGGTACGTTGATGCAGAGCCGTAATCAGGCCCACATCTACCACTTACAGACAAATTCATTTGCCCAGCATAAGGCCCTACAAGAGTATTACGAAGGTATTATTCCTCTCGTTGATGGTCTAGTAGAGACTTATCAAGGTAAGTACGGTATTCTACGTGGATATAAGATGGCTAATACTATCAAAGAAGACGGTAATGCAATTACATACTTTGAAGGACTTTGTAAGTTTGTAGAAGTGATTGTTGCAACCCTTCCTCAAGACGGATTCCTTATTAACCAGTATGATGAAGTAGTAGCCCTTATCCAAGGTACGAAGTACAAGCTTAAATTCCTTCAGTAATGATTGACGAAAAAAAAGGTACATGCTGTGGTAAATGCGGACACATTCACGTAAAGGGCACCAGTTGCCCTAAACCTTTTTTAACAGGTAAAAGCCATTGTAGCCGTAGAACTAACGAAATGCATACTATAGACCACGACGGTCCAGATGAATTTCATCAGGTAAGAGCCGACGTTGAAGAGAGTTACGAAACAGAAAACTTTTGTGCAGCCTGTCTTGCCGAGTATTTGATAGAGTACGAACACAAGCTTGAAGAAGCAGAATATAGAGGCCGTAAAGTAAGCCTTGGTAAACCTTTCTTAACACCTGGAGGTCCTAAGAAGAGATCAGTGTACGTTAAGAATGCAAAAGGGAATGTCGTTAAGGTTAACTTTGGCGACCCCAACATGAAAATAAAAAAGTCTAATCCTAAACGTAGAAAGAGCTTTAGGGCAAGACATAAATGCAGTAATCCAGGACCTCGCTGGAAAGCCCGCTACTGGTCCTGCAGAGCGTGGTAAAATGTATAGACTAAAAGACATACTAAACGGCGATACCGGATGTTCTTCATGCGGTAGATCAAAGCGGCTTTATGAAGCCTATAGCGATAAAGCTATTCAGCAATTTTTAGATAAATTTAAAGATGAAGCTGACGATCTCCAGATTGACGTCACTGATAGTCAACTCAAGGCCTATATTAAGACCTTTGATAAAACAAAAGAAAAACTTGATAAAGATAAGAGAGATTTAGCTAAATGGAAGGTAGCAGACCTTATTAGATTTGCAACCTCAGGTAAGTCAGAAGAACCGGAAGAAGGTGGCGAGATTGATATAACACCTGACGTAGTGTATCATAGTGATGATGATAAAATCGCTATCTATAAAGGTAGTAGTGAAGAGAATTGTGTAAAGTACGGTAAAGGAGAAAATTGGTGTATAACGAAAACTAGCTTTCCAAACTACCGCTTTAGTGGAGCAAGAAAGTACCCAACCTTTTACTTAGCAAAAAACAATAACTTACCTAACAGCGATAAATTAAGTTTTGTAGCCATTCAAGTTAGGGATCCTAGAAAAACCGACTCTAACGAAAGATACGTATACACTAATAGGAGGAATGACCCTTACGAGTCAAGTCCAATGGGTATTAATCAGCTAAAAGCAGAAATTCCTTGGCTGAAAGAGATCCCTAATGTAGAGAGTATTTTAAAATACATACCACTTACTCCTGAAGAGACGGCTACTCATAAGTATAAAGATCAAGCTACTACTTATAGAGAATGGGCAAAACTTCCTTTTAGAGTAAAGCAACAGTATTTAAAAGCTAGAGAAGAAGCAAGAGAAAATCCTTACCGTACTTCAGATAAAGACCTATTTACAGATATTTCTGATGACGAGTTTATAAGCAAGTATTTAAGTAAATACCCCGACGTACTTGACTTTGTAGCACGGAATGCAGGTGTTATTGAACCTAACTTACTAATTAAAAACTTAAAAGATCTTCCTGATTCAGCTAGAAGATCTATTACAGCCAATATACGTCAACCTTTAGACAACAAATATCTTTCCGCTACCACTATACCTTTCGATATTAAAAAACTTTTTGTAAAACTAAACAAGTGGAAGGTAGGGCCTGATCAAAGATTATACGTAACCAAGGATGGAGATACTATTGTAAAACTAGACATAGGAAATGAGTTAAAGATGGGGCTGTATCAAGCCGAAGATGATTTTCCAAGTGTCAAAATTAACAAGAGAACTTCTAAGTACTTATTAGATAATCCGGAACTGGATAAAATGCCATTACCCCTCTTGGTTGACCTATCGGAGAAAGACGTTCTTGATCCTTCAATAGCTAAAAAAGTTATTGACGATGCTAAAAAAGACCCTAACTCGGCTATAAAGGTTAAAGAAACTGAAGACGGAGATGTTATACTCGACTCTAGCTCTCTTGCTACCTATAAGGTACAAGACGGTAAGCTGGTTTCAATACCGTTCCAAGATGAAAAGGTGCAGAGTATATTTAAAGACAAAGAAGAGAGTGAAGAGTTTAAGAAAAATGCTCTAAAGGTAATTCCGAAAGCATATGAGAATTTACCAAGTACCGTAAATACAGCAGCCCTCCGTAGAATAATCGACTCTATGCCCTATGACGAGAGGAATATTGAAATAGCCAAAGGGTCTAGTAGCGACAAAATTAGAGCTATAGCTTTCACCGATGACGCTACTAACAGTATCTTCTTAATGAGACAAATACCCGTTACTGGAGACGATATTTTAAAAACTATAAGAGAGTATGTAGGAACGAAAGTAAGTGGCTACCGGGATCTAGAAGCAACACAGCTTGCAAAGTATTTTAATTATCTAAGGACTAAAAACTTCACGATAAACGATACTCTCTTACAAAGTATTGCAAAACGTACACAAGCAGAGGACGGTCTAATAAATGCGTTCATGAATTCCAATCCCCCGTTAAGTGATTACAATAGCTACGTACCTGTAGTAGACGAGGGGACTCTATACCTTGTTAATAAGCGCAACCGTCGCGATAGCCTTAAAATGTCTGCCGCTTCAGGTAGGCTGGTAAACGCAATACTATCCCAAGGCCGTTACAATCAATTACTAGGCACTCAACCCGAGCCTGCAGCAGCACCTGCCCAACAGCAACCTGCAGCAGCTCAACAACAAGGGCCTGCAACCCAACAACTACGACCTCCTGCCCGGACCTACTACCAACAACCGGCCCCTGTAGGAGATGTCAATATACAACAAACTATGACTGGCTTAGGAGCAGGAACCCAGTTTGCTATGATCCCAGATAATGATCGAAGAAGGTTGAATATAACTAATGGAGCCGTTCTTGACATAACTAGAGATGGAGGTGCACGTCGTAGAAATCAACTACTAGGTAATGCCGGACGAGTTACAAACGGCTATGCAGCTCTTACTAGCAGAATTTATGTAATAAGACTTGCCAATGGTACTAATGTAATCTCAATTAAAGTATATCCAGGAAATAGAGAGTACTTATTGATACCAGGTCAAACTGCACTTCAGCTAAATGAACCTAACGAACTACTGACAGTATTACGTCAACGTAATCTAACAGAGATCAGAAAATATTTAATTAACAGTTTTATCGATGCCAACCCAGGCAGACTAGACGAACTAAAACAACTTTTACGTAATAATTCAATCAAATAAAATGAATAAGTCTAAAGTAGTACTAGAGGTTCTCCGTAGAATCATGCAAAAGAGATTGGTAGAGAACGCACCTGCCCCCTCTAAGCCAAAAGAGAAGCCTGGTACAACAACTAAGCCTGGTAAGCCTGGTGAAAAAGAAAAACCTCGCCGTCCTCTTGGTAATCCAAACGTTAAGCCTGCACCAAAGGCTATGAATGAGGAAGAGGTACTTAAAAAAATTGTAAGTAGATTCAAATCTAAGAAAAAGTAATGGGACGTCTACTCGAAATAGAATACGAAAAGATATTTTCGCCCAAGACAATGGCTGCCCTTAAGGGTAAGTCCGGTGAGTCCTTGCGTCAAATGTTAGGTAATAAAAATCTAACACAGACACTAATGCGTTCACAGAGGGTACTTAATGAGATCATAGAAGCAGAAGGGGAGTACCGCGATGAACTTGCAATGGTAGCTGCACAAATGGTTACCGACGCCTATCCAATCATTGATTACGCCAATATTAAGATTGAGGCCGAGATCACGGACATGAGTAACTTGGATATTCAAATGCCACCTCCCTCAGACGATCCCGGTTCCCCTAATTTTGGTGAAGATGATCCTGAAAAGCTAAAAGCCAAGCGCCGTATTATTAACGGTATAACTCAAGGTGCCTCTATTAGAGGTGCATTTGGTTTTATGTTATTCAAAGAGTATTTAGATCAGATTAACCCAGAGTTAGTTTCTAAGTACGGTGAAATTTTAAAACTTGTATTTGGTATCTACGACGATCCAAACGCTATTGCTATGATGCTTTCAATGCTTGCCCAGGGACAGAAGATGCAGGGCGGTGAAAGCGAAATGGAATACGACGAAGAAAACGAGCAGTTTGTGATCAAGGCTAAAGCTATTTGCTTTCCAATGCTTGTACACGAGATCGTAAAAGGTCTATACGAGATTGTAGGTACCGAAGGATTTGGTGCCAACAAAGCCAAGAATCAAGCCATTGTAGGTGCCGTAGATAAGTTAGAACACGAACCCGAAGACTTACAGTACGGTAAGTTTATCTACGATGCAGTATCTGACTTATATAACCAGAGTGAAATAGACGATCCACGGGTACGTGAATTATTTTTTACAGCCGTATATAAATTACCTGATGACGAATTCTTTCCCTTTATTGAAAACGCAATCAATGGCGAGTTAACAGGCGATCAAAAGAATTGGGCCAAGGGCGAAATGAACGATATCCTTAGGGACCTTAAAAAAGATGATACAGGATTACAAGATCTAGATGAAGAAAAAGCCGATCGTTGTCTTCGTATTGCACGCCGT